AGATAATCAATATCTTATGATATACCAAAAAAGAGGACAATATATTGTCCTCTTTTTTGGTATATCATAAGATATTGATTATCTCAATTCTCTTAAGTCGAATGTTCTAACACCATCAACTGTGATACGTCCGTAGAAACGGTTATTAACCATTTTCTTAGCGTAACGTGTCATAATACCTTTGATAGGTGTAAAGTTGAATGGGTTGTACATTGTTGGAGTTAATTGTAATGGTACGTATGGTGCGTAGATGTAACCTGTGTCTAACAATGATGTTCCTTTGTGTCCCATTAACACTTGGTTTGGTGGGAAGTAAGGGTCACGGTAAACTTGGTAACGTCCTGCAAGAGTACCAACTCTTTCAATACCCATGTTGTATTGGTCTTGCTCAGGAGAAGCGTTTGATACGTGGAAGTATTCTAAATCATCAAAGATAGCAGAGATTTCAGAAGAAACTACAATCCAGTTAGCTCCACCTCTTAATGTAGATTTGTGGATTTGAGCAGAGATTTGGTTAATCGCTGTGATAAGCGTTTGGTTCCAGTCTTTTTGAGTGTAAGGAACAGCAGAAGACCCTAAACGTTTCCAACCATTGTAATCCCATCTCAAGTTCCATGCAGCACCTTTACGTAAATCTCTTAAGATTTCACGGTCAATTTCCGCAGCAACTTGTTCAGATAATAAAGCCGTTAATTCAGCTTCAGCGTCAATATTATGGAAAGCAGCAACGTCTTGTGCCATTTCAGGAGACCATTGTGCTCTTAATTTTCTTTCTGTTACAGAAACAGTAACTGACATTAAGTCAAAAGAAACCTCACCAATTTTATCTTCAAACTCTAAGTTTTTGTAGATTTTGTAAGTAGCAGTAAACGCATTGTTAGACGCTGTTGTAGAAGAGAATGTAGAACCTGTGTAACCGTCCATAGAACCACCACAAGTAATACATACTGGTACTTGTAAATCAACCTCTAAATAGATTTTTCCTTCAGCATCACATACGTTGTCATATTGACCACCACCTGTTTTACTATCAGGGAATACTAAAGTAGCGTTGTTGTTTCCGTACTCAACAATACCTTTACCATATCTTTGAGTTACAACTCTAAATAAGTAAGGGTTAGATGCGTTAGCACCCGTAGTTGTGTTTCCTGCAACACCGTAGATAGTTAAATCAGATAAGAAAGATTCGTTATCCATTGGTTGACCATCAGGTCCGATTAATTTACCCGCTCCATCAGATGCGAAACCTGACATAACGATTAATACTTTTCTGTAGTCAGATAAAGTATATGCCGAAGGAACTAATGAATCACCTGCCCATGCAACAGTAACAACCGGTGCTGTAATAGCAGAAAATTGTCCTTTTGAATAGTCATATAAACCTGGTGGGTCTAATGCTGGTTCATTACCTTCGTAAAATCTATCGTAAAGGTCTTTTGTGTTATTGTAGTCGTAACCACTGTTTGGTGTTTGACCTTCCGTAGCATTTGGTGCTCCATAAGGTGCGTAATGAGCTCCTGGAGTTTCATACGCTTGAATGTTTGGTACAAAATAGAATAATTTACCAATTGGTAAGTTCATTGCTTGTACAGAAACGATATCGTTAGATAATAATTTAGAGAATACTCTTCTAACAATTGGGAAAACCACAGTTTCAAATGCACCTGTATCAGATGTAGATGATGCTTCGTTAATTAAATACGATGCTTGGTTTTCATATAATTGTGCAACGTTTTCTCTCATGTGACCTTTAAGACCCTCTAAGAATCCTAATTTATCCCATTTGTTGATTGTGTCTTCTTTGATAACTTTAAGGTGTTTTAACCCGATGTTACCAACTAATCCTGATTCTAATAATGCTCCCATTTTAAAATATTTGGTTTTTAATTTTTATTTATTTATTTATGTTTGATTACCCTAATTTACTCATCAAATCTTTCATTCTCATGAACTGAGGATTTTCGTAAGTTTTTGACTCAATTAAAGTAGTCGATGAACCCGTAGATACAGTTTTTTGAATTTTGTTTTCTACCGACTCACTAAGTGATTTTTTAATTTCCGGTTTAGATAATTCACCTTTGATTGACTGATAAAGATTTTTAGATTCTTTTAAACTTTCAACATTGTCGAATCTTCTAAGGATGTTTATTTTTTCTTTTTTAGTAGTTGAATGTTCAGTGAACAATCTTGTTGCGTAAGCTAAGTTTGAGTTGAAGATTGCAACTTCGTTAAGTTTTTCTCTGAAAACATTTAACGCTTTTCTGTACTCTTCATTTTTTTCTCTTAACATCGAAACTTCTTCCGTTGATTCATAGACTTTATTTCGGTTTGGCGTAATACCTTTTCTTAAACCTCTTGTATTATCTTTTGAACCCATTCCATAAGTTCTAGCAGCTTCTTTAGTTTCCTCTTTTTCGAAAGCCTTTCTTTTTAAAGTATCACCTTTTTTAGTAGTGTAATCTTTATCACCTTTAACAGTGTTAGACTTATCACCCTTATTCATTCCGTAATCACCTTCTTTTGTTTCTGCTTTTACAACTTTGGATTTTCCTTCCATATTTGCACCCGATTTATATTCGAATTTTGGTTTACCTGTACCAACTGATTTAGCTCCTTGTTTTTTCTTTTCATTAAAACCACCGGCAACTTTTTTAATTTCAGTTTTACCAGGACCATTTCCAATTCCAACACCTTTAGGTTTAATTGTTGATTTTCCTTCTCTCACAGCTCTTCTTGGATTGTAAGACTCTTCTAATTCGTCCTCTTCTTCAGATTCCTCTTCGTCCATCATATCCTCATCTTCTTCTTCATCGATAAAGTCTTCTTCTTCATCGTCTTCAAATTCAATTTCAAACATAACTTCTTCGTCATCTTGGTCTAAATTGATATCATCTGAATTACCACCTGCAAAAATCGCATCAAGTACGTCATCTGTAGTTTGGTCATCCATTTCATCAATTTCTTCAAAATCAAATTCCATGTCATCCTCTTCGTCTAACATTTCATCTTCTTCTTCTTCAGACTCACCAAGTTTAACAAGATATTCAGAGTCATTATCGTTATCAGTTAAATGAATGTCATCTCCGTCTTTTTGAACGATGATACCATCTTCTTCACCCATAGCTTTAAACACTTTAAGAATTTCTTCGTCAGATGCTCCTGTTAAATCAATTGGACTTTCGTCAGAATCCATGTCCATGTCAAAATCCATTTCCATTTCATCCTCGTCTTCATCATTATCAATGTCCATATCTAAATCCATGTCTTCTTCATCAGAATCCATTTCATCATCCATGTCTACATCTAATTCAATCCCATCTTCTTCTTGTTCAGAAAGAGATTCTTTTACTAGCTGATTGATTTCTTCCTTCATAGTAGAAGCAAGTATTCCTTTTGCATTTTCGGCTATAGCTTCTTCAACTTGTTTCATTTGAATAAGTGCCTCCTGTACTAATTTGTTATTTTCTTGCATGAAAAATTATTGTTGTTTTCATAATAAATATTACCAAAAACAAAAAAGTTTATTTATTCTACTAATACGTAAGTTATTTGTTGATTTAAAATAGAAGTAACTGTAACATTTCCTTGGGAATTTATCCAAGTATATAGGGAATTTAAATCGGATTCCCATACGTAATAATTATACACTAACCCGTTTTCAGATGTTAATATAACTTGGTAACAATTTGTTGTCCCTGTTACATTAACCACAGGAATTATTGAAGATATTGGTTGGTTAGAAATATTTTTTATAATCTCACCATTGTTTTCAAGATAATTAACACAATCAATCCAAGAAGGAGCTTCGATAAATGATTGTGTTCTAGTATTTCCTGTTAATGAACCGTATGTTGTGAATATCATAGTCTTATTTTAACATAAATACTTATAAAACAAAAAAGTGGTCATAATTATGACCACTTTTTTATTAAATTGATTTGTTTAAACCAATTATTGTATAACCTCATCAATTTTACTTTCAGAGACTGCGGTGATTCTCCACTCATGTGTGA